CAATCAAGTAGGCACTAAAAACACGGCTATTGGAGATCAAGCCCTTAACACCAACCTTGGCGGCGATGGCAACACCGCCGTAGGCTACCAAAGTTTGTTTTCAAATTCAAACGGCGACTACAACACGGCAGTTGGCTGGATAGCACTAAGCAACGTAACGGGGACGGGTAATGTCGCCATCGGCACATACGCTGGAACCTACGAGACAGGCTCAAATAGTTTCTATGTAAACAACCAAAACCGCACAAACACAGCAGGAGACAAAGCGCAGTCCCTGATGTATGGGACGTTTGACGCTACGCCTTCTAGTCAGATTCTGCGGGTCAATGCGGCCTTTGCGGTCTTGGGGATTACGGCTACAACTGCAAGCGCATCGACAATTGCAAGCGCAACAACCATTGCACCGACAGGCCCAACCACTTTTATAAGCGGTACGGCTGCTGTTGTCACGATCACCCCTGTAACCTTGTTGACGCAGGGCGGCGGCTCCATCACCTTGATCCCAACAGGCGCTTTTACTTGGACAACAGCAGGAAACATTGCAGTTGCAGGAACGGCAGTTGTCAACAGAGCGCTCACGATGGTCTATGACAGCGGAACCGCCAAATGGTATCCGAGCTACGTCTGACATGAAAACACCCATCCTTGGCTCTAGCTATGTCGCCCGCAGCATCAACGCTGCGGATAACCGCATGGTCAATATGTTCCCCGAGGTTATCCCCGAGGGCGGCAAGGAGGCGGCGTTTCTTAACCGTGCGCCAGGCTTGAACTTCTTGCAGACCGTGGGCGATGGGCCAATCAGGGCGCTGTGGGCGCACCAGACCAATGGGTCGGATTTTTATGTCGTCAGCGGCCAGAAGGTCTATAAACTTGAAAGCATGACCGGCACGCCCATACTGCTGGGCACAGTCTCTGGCTCGGGGCCAGTCTCGATTGCCGACAACGGCACGCAACTGTTCTTTGCCTGCAACCCTGACGCTTTCATCTACGATGAGGCGACAAACACATTCACACAGATCACAGACCCTGCCTTTGCAGGCGCTGTCACCGTGGGCTATCTGGACGGCTATTTCGTCTACAACGAGCCAAACTCCCAAAAGGTCTGGGTCACTGACCTGTACAACGGCCTGATCCCCCAAGAGTTTGCCAGCGCTGAAGGCTCACCAGATGGGCTAGTGGCCGTCAATGTGGACCACCGTGAGGCGTGGCTGTTTGGGACTGATTCGGTTGAGGTCTGGTATGACGCAGGGATTGCGCCTCCTGACTTTCCCCTAACCCGCATCCAAGGCGCTTTCAACGAGATCGGCTGCGTTGCGGCCTTTAGCGTTGCCAAGCTGGACAACGGCTTGTTCTGGCTGGGCACAGACGCTCGGGGGCAAGGTATTGTCTACCGAGCCAACGGCTACACCGGCGCTAGGGTTTCTACCCATGCAGTCGAGTATGCGATTGCCCAGTACGGCAACATCTCGGACGCTGTGGCCTACACCTATCAGCAAGAAGGCCATGCCTTTTATGTGATCAGTTTTCCTACCGGCAACGCAACTTGGGTCTACGATGTGGCGACCAAGGCGTGGCACGAAAGGGCTGGCTTTGACAACGGCGAATTTACCCGTCACCGCAGCAACTGCCAGTGCAACTTTGGCGGCAACACCATTGTTGGCGATTACCAGAACGGCAACATCTACACATTGGACCTTGACACTTACGCTGACAACGGCCAGATTCAAAAGTGGCTGCGCTCATGGCGTGCGCTGCCAACGGGTCAGAACACTTTAAAGCGTACAGCGCACCACAGCCTGCAACTGGACTGCCAGTCGGGTACGGGTCTGAACCTCTACCCAGGCTATGAGCCAGAGGAGTTAAAGACTGAGGCTGGCCTAGAGCTGGTCACTGAAGATGGTCTGTACCTGACAACTGTTGGCTACCCAGCCGCACCCGGCTACAACCCGCAGGTCATGCTGCGCTGGTCAGACGATGGCGGTCACACATGGTCCAACGAAACTTGGGCCAGCATGGGCAAGCTGGGCGAGTATTACCGGCGCGTCTTCTGGCGGCGCTTGGGGATGACGCTCAAGTTGCGCGATAGGGTCTATGAGATTTCGGGAACTGATCCAGTCAAACTTGCCGTGATGGGCGCTGAACTGCTGCTCTCACCAACGAATGCTTGAGCATGGCAACAACGCCTAACATCACGCAGATCATTGCGCCTCGTGTGCCTCTCATTGATGAGCGCACGAATACAATGTCGGTGGCGTGGTATCGGTTTTTCTACAACCTCTACACCATCACAGGTAGCGGTCTAGGGATTACCCCCATCATCAACGGCGGTACTGGAACGGATGTCATACCGGCGGCTGGCCAACTGCTGATCGGCACAGGGACGGCCTACGATGTCAACAATCTGACCGCAGGCACGGGAATAGCGATTACCAACGGCCCCGGAACGATCACAATCGCCTCCAGCGGCGTTACGAGCTTCAGCGCAGGTGCTACTGGCCTGACACCCGCTACGCCGACTACAGGGGCTGTGGTGCTGGCTGGCACGCTAGATGTGAACAACGGCGGCACGGGCCAGATCAGTTACACGGACGGGCAGTTGTTGATTGGCAATACCACAGGCAATACCCTAGCCAAGTCAACTTTGACTGCTGGCGCAGGCATTACGGTGACAAACGGGGCGGGGGCGGTGACGATTGCGTCCAGCGCCACATCAGCGCCGGTTACCAAGACAGCGGATTTCACACTTGCGGCGACTGAGAACTGGGTGATCAACAACAAGTCAACGTCAACTTGCACGGTGACGCTGCCTGCGGCGGCGAGTTGGCCTGGGCGTGCGGTGACTTTCTTGAACTACCAGACGCAGACGTTGGTGTCTGCGTCAGCCAATGTTGTGCCCCGTATTGGCGGCGCAGCAGCGGTGGATATTTTATTGGGTGTGCCCGGAAATTGGGCAACTTTGGTGTCAGATGGCACGAATTGGTTAATAATGCAAGCAGCGGCCAATAACTGCTTGTTACTGGAGTAATACTATGAGCTTTTGGACTGACCTACAATCGAATCTGACGCCAGAGCAGTTAAAAACGCTGCAAGAATCTGCACGCACAGGCGGCACTACAACTCGGGACGGAAACGCTGAAACAGGCCAGATGTGGGATAACCCTAGAGATTTGGGCGGCGGTTTATACCAAGACCAAAGCGGGGGCTATTATGGCGGCACAAAAGGCGTTACTTATGGCTATGACCCACAAGGCAATTATCTAGGCCAACGGACTAATAAAGGACTTGGCTCCCAAATTTGGGGTGATGTCGGGCCTGTTGCTATGGCCGCTGGTGCGTATGCTTTAGGCTCTGGCGCAGGTCTTGGCGGTGGCGCACCTCCTGCGCTTGGCGATACTGCTGCGCTAGGCGGCAATCAAGTTGCAGCTTTATCACCGGCAGAAGGCGGCGGTTTCTTTAGTAATTTATTTGGCTCCGGCGCACCGCAAGCGCTTGGCGAAGCAGGGGGGTATGGCGCAGGCGCAGGTGCAGGTGCGGGGTTATTTGGCGCAGGCGCAAGCAATTACTTGATGCCTGCGGCATTGGTAGGCAACGCTTTAATCGGCGCAGGCGCTGCCAAGTCAGCGGCAAGCACACAAGCTGCGGCCCAGCAACAAGCTAACCAGTTGCTGGCCCAGCAATACCAGCAGCAACGTGCTGACTTGCAGCCCTACTCTGCGGCAGGCGTGAATGCGCTTAGTAAGTTTCAAGGCATGGCCGATTACACCCCGTTTGGGACGAGCCAGTTCCAAGCAGACCCCGGCTATGCGTTCAGACTGTCTGAAGGTCAGAAGGCGCTAGAGCGCAGCGCTGCGGCCCGTGGCGGGTTGCTCTCCGGTGGTACAGGCAAGCGCATTGCAGCCTACGGCCAAGAAGCGGCATCGCAAGAGTATCAAAATGCTTTTAACCGTTATCAGACCGAGCGTGCGGCCAAACTTGCGCCGTACCAGTCCTTGATAAACGTAGGCCAAGCCTCTGCTGCGGGTCAGGCTAATGCTGCGGGTAACTACGGCACGCAGGCTGCGCAAGGCTTGACCAACATCGGCGGCGCACAAGCTGCTGGAACAGTGGCAGGCGCAAACGCTTTGGCTAGCGGCTTAGGTCAGTATTTGAATTACAACGCTAACCAAGACTTGGCTACTGCGGTGCGTCAATCTGGCTACGGGAGATAAAAATGGCATTCGATCCATCAATCATTATGGGCTATCGGGGCATGGGCGAATTGCCTAACCCGATGAACCAACTTGCGCAAGTCTCACAGATTCAAGCGGCGCAGCAGCAACAGCAACTCAATAAAATGAAGATTGATGAGTTAGCGGCTGATAAACAAGAACTTAATGACTTTGCCCTCAAACTTCAAGAAAAAGGACTTACGCCTCG